GCGCCCACGCGTTGTGGCCTTGCTTGCCCAGCGCGTTGATCGCGGCTATGATCGGAGCGAAATCAAAAGCAATCTTGATTGTAGGCTCAGACGGCTCATCATTATCTTTTTCTTTGGCTAGATGCTCGCGCAACAACGTGAGATTGAGAGCAGCCATTACGCCGCGCTTCCTGGCCCCATCGCTCCGCCGCCTAGCCTCGGGTCCATGTGAGGCAAGTCCAGGCCCAACTGAGCTTGCATTTGAGTCAACATGCCCTCACCCAGTTGCGGGCCTACCGCGGACGGGTCCATTTCGGGAGGCATCGGTTCCCCTGGCGGAATCTCGGGTCCAGGTTCGAGAGCGGCTTGTTCTCCGCCCGCCATTTGCTGTTGCATTTGTAGTTGCCGCATTTGTTCCTCTGCTACCGCGGGGTCGGGACCCAAGAGTTGCGCGGGGTTGTCTATTCCGAACCCGTCACGAAGAACTTGCCGCGCTAGTTCGGTGGCATTGACGATGCCCATACTCACGAACGGAGTCATGGTGTTCATCAATTGCATCGCTTGCTGGCGCTTGAAAGTCTCGTTCTGTGGCTGGGTCGAACCCGCTTCGACGTTGAAGTCAAACTCGCCTTGAATGTCCTCGGCGGTGTAGTTGAACCACACCGTACCGTTAGCGCCCACAACGTGCGCCGCTTGCTCGCCAGTGAGATACTGTTGAGCGATAGCTAGCAGTTTGCGTCCGATCTGGCGGTACAAGCCCTCGATTTCAGCGAGCTTGTCCGCTGAGCGCGCATTCGCGGCATCTTGGATGATGGAAGCCTCGGTAGCGGTTCGCGAAAGTTCGGGAAGCGCGCCGCGTTGGTACTCAGATAACCCGCTGATTCGGTCTAGGTCGCTTTCGATTTGTTCGGAGTAGTTATAAAGTTGCGGGTCAGGCGAGTTGGATGGCATCGCCTTGATGGAATCTTCCAAGTTCGTGTCTGGCCCATCCACCCAAACGACCGTGTTGTCTTGGTTCGATGCGATGGCGGTTACGCCCTCGGTATCGAACGCATCGCGACGCGCGATCCACTTGCGGTTGTTCGTTTTGCGGTGGTTCATCATTTGTGAACGCGTCGCGTTGAGTTCGTCTTGCAACGATTCGAGAGCTTCTAGCTCCCCCATCGGATACAGGCGGTCGGGGACCTCGTAATTGGAAAGCATCTCGAAGGGGTGCCCGAACGCGTAGGGCATCGCTTCGGGCTTGACCAGGAACTTGTCCCCTTCTTCGGGGAACACGCAAACGATTCCGCGTTGGATGTCGTAAAACTCCCATATCTCCACGCGTTGTGTGTCAACGTCGTTGGACAAGGGTTGGTCGCTCTCTTTGCCCGTGATCGGATTCTCTGCCGTGCGGTTTGCTACAAGGTCCTTGCGCGCGCCTGCTGAGTATCGCTGATCGCGTTTGACATCCTCCAAGGGGCGAGTGATTCGTTGCGCTATCCAGGTGCAGGAAACCAGATCGACCGCTTCGGGGTCGAGATAAACGTCGAACGGCGAAACCCGCTCAACAAACACCTCGTCCGTTTTTGTTACGGTCTTTTTGGTTTCTATCGAGTCGGCAATATCATTGTCGGTGGGGAGGTCCCCAGCTAGTTCGGGTTCCCGCTCAGCCGCTTGGTCGGCTTCTGCTCGTTGCTTGTCGTATAACTCGTTCCACTCATCATCCGCTATGTTGACTTCTTCTTCCTCGAAGCGATAACCGACCTTGATGAAGCCAGGCCCGTAAATCAGGTAATCCTTGACCGCTTGTTGGACCTCCGACTTGAAATCAAAATGCCTCCACCAAAAATTCAGGACCGATTCAGCGATTTGGGCTTGGGGCGCGTAAGCCTCCCTCAACGCGTTGACGGTGAACTTGGGGTTGTTGATGGCAACGGAGGGCAAGATCACGTTGACCGTGGAGAACATGATGTTCACCGCGATCTGATCTTCCGTCGTTGACTTATCGAAATGCTTGCCTTGGTACAGGTCGCGCATCCGACGCCAACGCTCGTCGTACCCCTCGTCTTTGCGCCACTCGCGCGCTCGACTCAAGCGCATGCGATACCGCGTGAGTTGATCGCGGAGCGAGAGCTTGGCTAGACTAGCCTCAGGTTGACCAGCGGCGGAGGTGTAGTCGGGCACCCTACTAGACCCAACGACTTCCGACAGGTGACCAATCTTTTTCGGTTTCCTTGGTGGGCCTCATGGCCTCGATTTCCTCTTTGAGCGACTTATTATGGAACGCGTCCTTGTTGCCGAGTTGGCCTCCGCCATTCCAGATGGCGGTGAAAGCCTTGCCAGACCTACCACAAACCCAGCACGATCCATCAAAAGCGGGTTTATGCCCACATTCAAGCGGCTTCAAGCCGCCGCAATCGTTGCCATCAACGTGAAACACGCGGGAATTAGGGCTAGCGCAACTTGGGCAGGGGATGTTAGTGGACATTGTTCTATTATAAGGATTTTTTGTCCAGTTTCGCGCGGGATTACCAAGAATCGCGGAGGTTATGCGCGCCGATGAAGGAATCTTCGAGCGTTTTGCCCCGCACCCGCTTGTCATTCAGGTGCCACTCGTCCACGGTCCAGTATTTTGGCTCGTTATCGGGCTTCTCTCGATCCAGTCGCCCGTACAAGCGCATTTGATTAGCGATGGCAAGGGATGTCACGCGGTCGTCATAAGGCGATCCGTGCATCCGCCCTTTCTCGTCGCGGATGTATTGGCGCAATTCGTTCAAGGTCAATTGGCATTTGAGTCCCAGGTCCCCTTGGCGCAGGTCGCGATTCAACTCGTCAATCATCAGCGGTTTGGTCACCTTTGAGGTGAACCAACCCATTTGTTCGGTGGTCCTGATCGTGCGGGTATTGACCGAGCGGCGGTAATAAATGCGTGGATAGTTCACGAACCTCAAGCGGTTGAGAACCCCTACCCCGTGGTTGTTTGCCTCCACACCCAACAAGGCTTGGCGGTAGAAATGCCCCAATTGAGCAAGGAACTCCCCGAACAGGTCAGTGTCGATGCGCGCGTGGTAATGCGCAACTACATCGCCTGTCCTAACCGAGATAACATGCGCGGCTGAGAAGTCCCCATGCTCTAGCCCTTGCGCGACATCCGCGCCTACAACGTATCTGTCCTTCTCGTCTGGCAACGCCCACACCGCGAGTTCGCCTTGTTCCGCGTTGACGAAAGTGGATTGTTTGTGGTTGGGTCGCAAGCGGTCGGTGGGCACCAAAAAGCCGCGGACTGGCTCAACGCATCGCGGGCCATACGCTTTGAGCATGTCATGGTCAAAGACCATATTCCCCGACTTGACAAACGCTTCCTCGGGATTGGAGGGGTACTCTTGGGCGAGTTGCCAGGGCATGAGCGATTCTTTTTGCCCAGCGTACCACCCGACATCGCGGTCGGTGTTCGCGTGCCACGGGTAAAAGTGTGGCTTGAACTTTCCGATACCGTCCGATGCTTGAATCCACATCGAGTGAAAGAAGTTGCCCGAGCCTTTAGCGGTGGACAAGCCAATCACGCTTCCCCCCACATCAGCCACGGGCTCAATCGCGGCCCACGCTTGTTCGGGATCAGCCAAGAACGCCCACTCGTCAATCACGACGAGGTACACCGCGTGCCCCCTAGCGGGGTCCTCCGCGGAGGGGAGCGATTCGATTTGAGATTCATTCCCAAAACGCATGGACAGCATGTGCTTGTTCAGGAGTTTGGGGAGTCTTTCGCGCATCCACGGGGGCAGCGATTTGTACGCGTAACGCGCTTTACTCAGAAGCTCTGCCGCTTCACGCTCGCCCTTAGACAACATGACAACAGCGGTGTCTGGACGAAAGAGGCAAAGCCAGAGGCAATGATACGCCACAAGCGTAGACCAACCAACTTGGCGAGCTTTGAGGCAGATCGAATACCGTTCCTCATTCCAGTATTCAAGGATTTCTTCTTGCGCTGGGCGCAGGAGGAACGGGATGCGCCCTTTCGAGGGGTGCTGGATTTGTGTGTACGTTTCAAGGAAGTAAGTCTCGTCTTTGCGACATAAGCGTTCTTCAAGTTCTTGCTCTAGCGCGTCCACGATTAGCTAACCGATTTTAGGTGTTGGTGCTTTTTGTCGATAGCTGCTATCAAGTCGTCAGTGGACATTTGCTGAATCGAGGTATCTTCGGGGATGAGCTTGGGCGGTGACAAGCGATCAGCGTAACGCAAGATCAACTCAGCGGCCTTGACGTTGCCCGCCTCAGCTTGCTTGAACATAGCGTTCAGGACCCGCTGAATCCTTAGCGGGTCCACATTCATCTTGCGCAAGCGTTCGTCTATTGCTGCGCGGAACTCAGGTTCCTGCTCCCACCCAACAATGGTTTGGCGCGCGACCCCATGATCTTGCGCCCAACCCGTTTTGTTGATCTTGAGCTTCGGGTCAATCTCGATCAGCGCCGCGAGGTACTGTTCTTTGATTGCCGAATAATCCTTGTTCGGGTCCAACGCACCCATTTTTCTCCTTTTACAGCGGGACGAGCGGCGGCGAGCGCCTCGGAGGGTAGGCGGCTCTAGCCGCGCCGCTCGACCCCGCTTCGTTATAAGGGAATGTTTGTCCAGTTTGAGCGTGAGGTTGTGACGGGTTGTGTTATCTCGTGACAAACACCGAAGAACCGTGAAGGGTAGCGCGACTGGACAAAGTTTCCTTATAATAGGAACATGGAAATCGAAGTCCGCCAAGTCGAGTGCCCCGTTTGCGGGAACATGCGCGAGGGCGTCTTGAACTCCGATTGGTGCGCGGCGTGCGTCGCGTTGACTTTGCAAGAGCAAACCAAACTAGCGTCTTACTCGCAGGAAAGAGACTACTTCTAGGCTCATTTCACCACCACATTAGTTGTGGTCGCCACACGACGGGGATTGGCTCTCGGCGCCAGGAGGACTCGCTGAACCGAGTCCTCCCAACGACACCTGCCGAGCGTCCCTCGCATCACGTTTACGACCCCAACCTGTAGTTGCTGCTTTCATTTTTTTGGTTCGCGGGTTGGTGGACCATGCTTGGAACGTAAGCGGGTACGCGGGCGTCAATCCACGCAGGATTGGCGCCTTGTGCAGCGCCACCTCAATTAGAGGTTGAGGTGGCTTGCGGGAGGGGCGTCAAAACGACGCCCCCCGCGAGCGGCATCTACAAGGCCGAGGTAAGGTTCCCTACCGTCCGAGGCCCCCTCGTTACCTTCGAGAGTTATACGCGCACAAATCATTTTGCGGGTGAGGGTTACTGCCGCTTTGGTCTGATAAAACAACGATTTGGCTATGTACTAAGACGGT